GAATCCTGAACGACTGAAAACATTAACCGCCCGATACGGGCTGCGAGGGTTGACCGAAAGGAACGCCCGATTCCACCGCAGCTTGTATCGGGTTTTTTTATATGGAAAGTCGCGACACTTGCATTTTTTACCGCTCAATCTTTGAGGCAATACAAGGACTGCCAAAGGAAACACAAGCCGATGTTTACAATGCTATTTTTGACTATTCGCTAAACTTTAGGCAGCCGGAGTTGACAGGGATATCTCAGGTTGTGTGGAAGTTGGTTGAGCCAGTTTTGACCAAAGGAAACACTAATTATGTAAACGGAAAGCAACCAAAGCAGAAGCGAACTGGAAGCGAAACCGAAGCGACTTGGAAGCGAAACGAAAGCCAACCCGAAGCCTATAAAGATAAAGATAAAGATAAAGATAAAGATAAGGATAAGGATAAGGATAAAGATTCTTTTGTCGCTAACGCGCCAAAACAAAAAAAAAACAAAGAGGTGTTTTTCAGAGATTCACCGTACTTCGAAAACCCCGAACTTTTTTGCTCAGATTGGATCAAAACAAAAACAGCAGCAGACAATCCGCAAATTGACCCATTCATCCTTTACGAATCAATAAAACTCACAACCGATGCAACCGACAAATACAAATACTCAAGCTGGATTGCAGCCGCTCAAAACTGGGCAAAGCGCGACCCAAAGCAATACCACGCTCGAACTGGTGTCGAACAATTCAGTAGAGGCACTCAGGAACTTCACCGACGAAATGAAACGCTATCTAAACTCGCGTATGACCCTATTACAGGTCGACCGTGGAATGAATAGCCTGGACGTTGTAGTGCAAGGTCGAAATCGACCCGTTGCGTTATTGTACCAAGCTGATAAGCAGAAAACGTGGGCAGCATTTCAGTTGATAGTGAACAAAATCGCTTTGGTTTACTTTGGGGCGCAGAATACGCCGGATGAAGTTGTGATCGAGTGCTATAAGAATTTTTTGAAGCAGCACCCGACAATGGGAATAGAAGAAATCATGGAGGCGCACACCGTAGCAACGGCAACAAATCGACAGGCATACTTCGGGTACTACACCGTCAACATCTTCAACGAAATCATGCATGCATACGTCGCGCATCGAAATAAGATTCTGAAGGCTTATGACGATACGATGGCGGAACGTGACAGGCTCGAAGCTGAAGAAACCGAAAAGCGAAAAGAAGAATTTAGGCAACAGACGATTGACTGGTTTAATCGCCAACGGTCGATATGCAGCCTCAAATCATGGCGGGACATTCCGATTTACTTTGCGCGGGAGCTGTACATGATGGATAAGGTCGGACGTGGTGAAATGGAAATTCAGGCACGAGCAAAGGTCGAAGCACAAAAGCAAGTCGAAGCTGAAGCCATGCAAACCCGAAAGGATGGCGATAGGATTAAGGCGAAACAGTTGATTGATTCAATCGCTCAAAAGGACGTGACGTTTATTGACCGCTGCCGGAACATTTACGTTCAGATGCTGACTTGGAAGGCAATACACACCAAATTTTGAAATCTCAACCTAATTGCTTTATCTTTGAAACCATTTTCATTTGGTTTTGGAAATAGCCCGACTGTGTTGACCCTCATCAACCGGTCGGGTAAACCAAAGCCACAAAACCAAAACAATGAAAACAGTCCTATTAGCAACAGTCGTATTGTTCGCTTCATGTGAGAAGTGCCACGAATACAGAATCAAAACCGTAAAGACCTACACGAACCCATCAAACGGTGCGTGGCAGAAAACCGAAACCACGACCGATCAACAATCCGTTTGCGGTTTGACCAATCGGGAGTTCGGTAAGTACGAAGAAAATTTGGAAGGAACGACAATAAGCAACCAGAGTGGTAGTCGGGTTGAAACGGTGGTGACAATTACAATTTTAGACTAAATCTATGCCGCTTAAAAAAGGAAGTTCGCAAGCAACCATAAACGAGAATATCCGTAAGTTAATCGCTGAAGGCTATCCGACCGCTCAGGCAATTGCGATCGCCAACGATTACGCACGTAAAAACCCGAAGTGATATGCCCGCAGGACGACCAACAAAGTACGACCCAAAGATGTGTGAGCAGCTAATTGAGTGCGGAAAGCAGGGGTTTTCAGTCAATGAAATGGCATCATATATCGGCATTCACAAGGACACGCTATACGATTGGGTCAAGACAAATACCGATTTTTCCGACTCCTTAAAAATAGCCGTGCAAGAATCACAGACTTGGTGGGAGAATAAAGGTCGTGAAGCAACATTTAACGGCAAGGATTTCAACTCTACCGCTTACATCTTCCAAATGAAAAACCGATTCAGGGAAGATTACAGCGATGTTAATAAGCACGAGGTAAAAACCGATAATCCGCTTGTAATCGTAACAACTCAGCCGCCCGATAATGACGGCAACGATAAAGCTAACGGATAAACAGTCGCACGCATTTCACACGGTTCTGAGCGGTAAGGCTTCCGTCGTCGTGTTTGGCGGTGCTATTCGCGGCGGGAAAACCTTTTGGTTGCTCATCACATTCTTTTACCTCGCTTTGCTTTACCCCAAATCAAGGTGGGTAATCATTCGCCGGACATTACCCGACCTGAAGAAAACCACATTCCCATCATTTAACGCTGTGCTTGACAAAGGCTTTCGTGAAAAGGTCCAGGGATGGAACGGCGACACCAACACGCTCACGTTCATCAACGGTTCGCAGGTGGTGTTTATGGCTGAATCATTCGACGAGGATAAAGACCTAAACCGCTTCAAAGGGTTGGAAGCAAACGGCATCGGGTTTGAAGAAATCAACGAGTGCCAGGAAGCGACATTCGACAAGGCTATCGAGCGCATAGGTACATGGCTGAACGCTCAGGGCAAGCCGCCGATGATTGTACTTGCAACGCTCAACCCTGCACACAACTGGGTAAAGACAAGATTTTATGATCCGTACACCAATGAAACGCTGCCGAAGGGATGGTCATACATTCCGTCATTGATTACCGATAACCCGCACATACCGGAAGAGTACAAAGAGAACCTGAAAAACCTTCCACCGGTTCAATACGCTCGATTCGTCGAAGGTGATTGGAACGTGACCGAAGATGTGGAAAACCCGTTTCTCTACGAGTGGTCGGACGAGAAGCACATCGGGCAGGTTGAGTTCAATCCTCACATACCGACATACATTTCGGTCGATTTCAACATCAACCCGCTTTGTGCTTTGGTCATTCAGCTAAACGGGCGCGATACGTTTGTAGTGGATGAAATAGAAATCGAGAAGGGAAGTATAGATGCGTTTTGCGATGCGGTGGAGGCGTTAAAGATTCCGAGCGGTATGCTCAGGATCTGCGGCGATGCGATGGGTAAGGGTGGAACGGTCCAGCAGCGGGACAATTCATCTGCATACCAACAAATCAAAAAGCGGCTGCGGTTATCTGACAGCCAGTTCATAATACCGGCAAATCCGACACACTACAACAGCCGAATCGATTGCAATGCTGCATTAAGGAAGCTAACCATACAAGCCAACGCGGTACGGTGCAAGGGTTTTATCTACGATGCAAAGCAAGTCAGGTGCGATGCCAACGGGTCCATAATGAAAAGCAATCGAAAAAACCTTTCAGAGCGTGCCGACTTTTTGGATTGTTTCCGTTACTTTGTCAATGCAATTTTGAAAAGATACCTATGAGCGTTTGTTCACCCTGCTACGATGCGGGCATTTACGTCGATAACTGTGCAAGCGGTTTGACATTTGGAACGGTAACGGCTGACACCGAGTACACAGTAAGCATTCAACACAATGCCACCAAGCGAATCCAAACCTTTGTAGTCGAATCAGACAACGCGGGAGTGATTGAGATTGAAGGCGTAAACATCGACACGCTTCAGGGCTACACGATTTGGTTGACCGATACCGCAACGAATGAGCGCGAACCGATCACAGTTGATGGTGAAACTTACCCTTGCATTTCGTTTAGCGTTTCAAAGACCGACACCGAACCTGCAATCGTAAATCTGACACCGTGAAAAAGCTGTGGCACATAGTTAAAGGCTGGTGGCTATACATTATTTCAGACCCAAAGACTAACGATATGGCTCGACAACGGGCGGCAATTTGCTCACCTTGTCAGCACCGTATCAAGTCGCTTAATGTTTGCGGTTCGTGCGGCTGCTTCCTTCCGGCAAAGCAAAGAGTATCAGACGAAGATTGTCCAAATAACTACTGGTAAGATATGTTCATCAGGTTAACAATGATGCTGGTAACGACTGATGAAGATGCAGAAGAATATGAAGAACACGGATGGGTTGAGTGTCTAATAAACTCAACTATGATATTTAAGGTGTATCAGGAAGATGATGGCACGACCTGGATAGAGCAGCACGATTCAAAGTATATCAAAGTCAAAGAAAACATTAATGAAATTCACGAAAAGATTAACCGAAGCCTTTTTCTCCCGCTTCTTCACTAAGCCGAAGCAGTATAACATGGTTGAGGTATTCCGGCACAAGGGACATACCTACTCACGTATGGCGAAGGAAGTTAATCTGCCACTTGAACGGTTCGCGATGAACATGGCATTGTTGGAACGGCTGTCATCCGGTGTAAGCGGAACGGAGATGGATAAGATACTGACCGAGATTGAAAAGTGCCTAAGTGCCGGACTGTCAAACCCACGAAACGCCGCCGCCGTCGCAGCATACGTTCACGTAATACGGGAGCGACAGGACACCGTGATTCACCGCGACATATTGCTAAACATCGCAGCGTGTAACATCATTCGTGACGATGAAGATGCTGCAAAGGTTGACCCCGAAATCCACCGGCAGAAACTTGACCTGTTCGATGCGCTGAGTAAGGAGGGAGCGCACGATTTTTTTTACAAGTTGGGTATCGAGCCGCTGATGCCCTTGTTCAGTATGTCGCCCGACGACTTTCAGATATTGTGGGAGTACAATCGAACGGCACAAAAAAACCTGATCAGAACATTACAGCAAGTGGATTCTCACCGGCGCAAAGGTCAAAAAGAGCAACCGAAGGACTGAAGGCACAAGTTATGCAATTGTGCGGCGGTAATGTGACAGAATACAATGAATTGATGAATGCCGATGTGGCTACTTATTTACTTAAATTTGAGGTCAAAATAAAGGAGCAACAGCATGGCAAAGGTCATCATTCAATATGAAGCAGAAACGGCATCGTTAAAGGCTTCGGTTTCTGAAATCAACAAGGTAAATGATGAGGTTGTCAAGTCGGCACAGGATTCATCCAAGAAGGTTGCTGAGGCCTACAAAGATGCCGGACAAAGAGCCGGCAAAGCATTTGCTGAGGCCGGAGTGGAAAAGGCAATTCAATCACAAGGTCAGGAGATTGTTAAGCTGGCAGGCTCATTAAAAAAGCTGTACGATGAAGAGTTACGTTTGTTAAGTTCGGGAAAGCAGAACACCGCTCAGTACCAAGAAAACCAAAAGCAAGCAGCGGCACTAAGGCAGCAAGTCGAAAACCTTAACAAGTCTTTTTCTTCCACATCAGCCATTGTAATCAAAACGTCACAAGACGTAGCTAAATACGAAGAGAGGCTTAGGGAGTTAAGTCTTGCCGGACAAAGAAACACCAAAGAGTTTGACGACATAGCCCGTGCAGTTGGTGAATATAAATCGGCTATAGTTGCAGCTGATCGTGCCGTTGATCTTTACGCAAAATCTACTGATGCCGCAACAGGTCGGATAGGAGAACTTGAAGATAAGTTGTTCGACCTTGCAATTGCAGGAAAGACAAACTCTAAAGAGTATCGAGATTTAATTGTGGAAGTATCTGGACTTAAAAGGGCAGTATTAGAAACTGAAAAGCAGATTGATAGCTTTGTTGAAAGGTCGCGTGGCTTTGGTGCGGTCGTTCAAAACGTTGAGTTAATTGGTAGCGCTTTTCAGGCTATTGAAGGCGCAAGCGCATTGTTTGGTGAGGAAAGTGAAGATTTACAACGTACATTGGTTCGCTTGCAGGCTATTACAGCAATCACATCAGGGCTTGAACAGGCTCGTGTAATTCTTCTCGAACAAATCGCAGCTAAAACCGGTATTGCTTCTGCGGCACAATCAGCCTATTCGGTTGTAGTCGGCACATCAACGGGCGCTCTTAAACTTTTCCGAATCGCTTTGGCTACAACCGGTGTCGGTTTGCTTGTTGTCGGTTTGGCTGCATTGGTTGAGAACTTTGACAAGGTTAAAGCTGCTGCGTTTAGGGTTATTCCTGGACTTGAATCATTCGTAACGGGTGTAGGAAATGCCATCGATGCTGTCAAAGAGTTTTTTGGTATCGTTGATGAGCAAAGCCGCCCGAATCTTGCCGATAGGTTTATCAAGAACGAGCAACGCCGAGTTGAAGCTGCTGTAAATGCAACCGAGCGAAGAATACAATTGGCAGAAGCTGAAGGCAAAGAAACGTTCAGGCTCGAAATCGAAAAAGAACAGATCCTTCTTGACTTTGCCAAGCGAAAGGTTGCAATCATAAACGCCAACGAAGCCGCAATACGTCAAGCCGGTATAGACACAGCACAATTTACTTTTGACTTACAACAGGAGATACTTGACCGCGAGGCAACAATACAGGCAATTCGATTAGCCAACCGCAGACGGGTTGTAGCCGATATTGAAGCCATCGAATCTAAAGCTATCGAATCAGTAACATCACCTGAACTTACCATCGGGCTAATCAACAGCCTGGAAGAACAGAAAAAGGCACTCGATGAATTTGACAAGCAACGTTCTGAAGCTGAAGAAAAACGCAAGGCTGAGATAATCCAAACGCGGGAACTGATATTTCAAACAGCCAAAGAACTTGCCAACCTATTTACTCAACTTGGCGCACTTTCGGCACAGCTAACTGATAACCGCATCGCCGGTATAGAACAAGCATCACAGGTCGAACTTGATGCCATCAACAACAGCGTACAAACTGAACGGCAAAAGCAACGAGAACGTGAGGCGTTAGAACTAAGGACATCACGCCGCATCGCACAGGAAAAGGTTAAACAGGCTCGACTTGACAAAGCCATCGCAT